GTCGTGTCGTCAGGCACCCAGTTCATGTCCACATCGATCGTGCCCGGATCAATGAGGCTCGGGATGAATTCCCGATAGTTGCCTGACGCGGCTGAGCTGTGGGTCGTCACGTCGATGGTGCTCACCTCCGTGGACGGCCCGCTGATGTTCTTCACCTCACCGAGGGTGGTGTACGCTGGCGTCTGCCCCGCCGTGGCGCCGCTCCTCTTCAACAACGTTCCATAGGCAGGAATGGCATTGCTTGACATGATTCTCCTCCTTGTTGAGTTACGTCCACGGATTGCCTCGCGCGTGCTCATAGGTCACTTCGATCCGCACCCCGCGCGAGAGGTGGGGCGTCTCGGCGTCCACATCCAATCGAATGTACTCGGGCACGCTGGTCATGAGCGCCAGCTTGCCCCAGGTCTCATCGGCGCCGATGACCTGCTCGATCTCGGCGATGAAGCCGTTGAGGACCTCCCCGCCGCTCCGGGCGTCTGACTCCTCGTCGATCCCGGTGGCCACGACGATGAGCACTTCCAAGAGGCGGCGAATGCGCTCGTGGCTCGACTTCGTCAGCTCGGCTGCGCAGTCACCTTCGCGCACCAGGATCGTCGGCATCGTGCCCAGATCCATCCCGCTGGCCTGATGCCGCTGGACAGATTTGATGTTGGGGATCGTTGCCAGCGCGGCGGCGATCGCCTTGATGATCTGCTCTTGGAGCGAGTCGCTCATATCTTCTTCACCGTCCTCTTCAAGGCGTTGCTCATCGCCACCTCGACGCCCTTCTGCCCGGCATGGGCCACCCTGACAAGGATCTGCGGTGCCTCTTGATTCACCAGCGTCTGGAAGTGAAGCCGCTTCGGGATCACCACCTGAGGCACCACGGCAAAGATCACGCCGCCCTTCGGGGAGCCTCTGCCCCGGCGCTTGAGGTAGAGCATCCCTGCGCTCGCGCGCGGTCTAATGGTCGCGCCCTTCTCGTGGACGTGGAGCAGGCTGCTGATCCCGATGTGGCCAGACAGATCTGCGTGGGTGTCGCCCTTCACGAAGGTGAACACGTTCCTGCCTTTGGAGAGTCGCCCCGAGGCGCGAATCCCCGGCGGGCCTTTCAACTGCTCGGTGATGAACTTCTTGCGCAGGCGCTTCAAGCCGCGGCCCAACTCCCGGCGCATGAACTGAAGTGACTTCTTGTCGGCCTCGCTCACGCCCCGCAAGAAGTCGGGCATGTTGACGATGCTCGCGCTGATGTTCATCATAGTTCCCGCACCTTCATGAGCACATCCTCTTGGAGGTGGTCGCTGTTGGACAAGTAGGCATCAAAGGTGATGCGATAATCCAAGCCGTGCTGCCCGTCCTTCACTTGAATCAACGTCTGCGTGCCGCTGATGCTCGCCAGCGTGTTGCTGATCACCGAATTGTCCACCACCATGTCGGGATACCTGGTCGCATAGACGTTGCAGCTGAAGAGGTCGGCGCCAGGCGGCAGGCGCCCCTGCCATTCAATGGCGATGACGTGGGCTTCGGCGGGCTGCTTTTCAAATTTTTCCATGTGGCCCCTCACGCTCGAAAGACATACTGCCGCGCCCGCGCGCGAATGATGACGACGTGCCCTGCTGCGGTGAAGATGTAGTGCCGGCACTTGGCCATGAAGATCCATTCTGGCGTGAGCCCGCCTGTCGTCAGGTCGCCACACAGGCGCCCCTGCCCGACGCTCCCGCCAGCTGAGACTGGCAACGCACTCGCAAAGATCCCGACCGCATGCCCGCCACTCGCAAGGCTGACTGCCCTATACGGATCAGGGAAGGTGCCCGTCAGCCGCGCCTGCTCCCGGCTCACACTTGTGAGGGATTTCCGCGTACCCAGCGCGCCGGCAGCCCACGCGGTCGCCAGGATGGGTGAGGGTGGATAGACGGCGTGCAGATCCCCTCTGACCCGGACTGTCGCTAGGATCCGGCCCTGGACGGGCAGGAGCACACCGCCGGTGAAGGCCAGCACCGCCTGGGTATGGGGATGGCTCCGGCTGACGCTCACCAACACCACCTTGCCTGAGAGGATCGCGCTCAGGACCAGGCCTGAACCTTGAATGGATGAGGCCGCATAAAACGTTGATGGCAAGGTCCCGACGACACGTGCTGGGTTGTGGCTCAGGCCCTCAAGGTCTTGGACAGTAGGTGGCGCGTTGGCAAGGATGCCACTTGCCTGCCCTGTGGACACACTCCGTCCGATGAGGCCCTGCTGCTGAGCAAGGCTGCCTCTGGCCACACCGGTCCCTATGAGAGGAGAGGCCGCCGCATAGGTTCGCACGGTGGCGCCGCGCGCTCGTGGTGCCGCCCGCAGGATGCCGCCTTGAATCTGGATAAAATTCGGCGGGCTGAATCCCATCGGCGCGCACTGGACTGCGCCGATGTCTCGACTCACGCCAGAGAGCGGTGGCCGCTGAAGCAGCAGACCCCGGCTCTGCCCAGTCGCCAGGACATAGCCCACCAATTGTTGCCTGGTGCCGAACGGTCCTGCCAAACGTCCCGGCGCACGCACTCGCCCTTGGAGGCCAATCTTGAGGACCGCATTGAAGAAGGGTTGCCCGGAGGCCCGCCCAGATCCGATGGTGGCGGCCACGTCGTGGCGGAGATGGATGCTGCCGATCGCGCGGGCTGGATCCCGACTGGGGGTCGCATAGTACAGCCCTTGGACGGGCAGACTTGACGACCGGCTGCTGAGGCGCACGATGCCCTGGATTGACACGCGCGGCCCGCCGCTGAATTGGAGTTGCCCTTGTGCGCGCGGGCTGGATCGCAGCCAGGCGTTTGCAATGATGACTTTCGGCCCGCCTGCAAACGACAGCGAGCCGGTGACGCGGCATGCTCCGCCTTTGAGCGGCCCCACCGCGTGGAGCGTTTCTGCCTTGCCCATCACACGGGGAGCAAAATGCCTGGCAGCAGAGGGCGCATATTGACTGGCCATCCCCAAGGTCGTGACGGTCCTTGCGCGACCGGACGCCAGCATCGGCGCGGTGTGGAACACGCGTTGGATCACGGCGCCAGGGAGCCGGCCAGACAATCGGATCGGCGTGCTGTAATAGATGATGTCGAGGCTGCCCACGGTGATGACGCGCATGGCGGACCGACTGGGGCCAGGCGTCATCGTGGTGGTCGGTCCGCCCGCAAAGCGGAGCGCCGCGCCAAGGCGTGGATGCGCCATCACGACGCTCGCATCATAGCGGATATACAAGCGCCCGCTGGCGCGACCGGAGGCCCGCATCGGTCCGGCATAGTGATAGTTGGTGAACGACACACTTAGCGCCCGCGGGCTCATCGGATCCCGCCCCGTCAGCTGCGGCGTGTTGAGGTAGGAGGGATTGACCGCCGTGCCAAACTGGACCGACAGCTGCCCGGTCGACAATGCCCAGCTCATCATGGTCGTTCCTCCGGTTGCCGCTTCGAAACTCATCGCGCCACTCTGGACCCCAGCAGCGCCGATGTTCCAGAGGACCGTTTGCCCTGGTCCCACAGTGAGGGCAGGTGAGAGGTTGGCACTGAGGACGTCCAGGGCATACTGACCCGGCTGTGTGGGCACCCCCACTCCCGCCGCAGGGCCATTGAAGTTGCCATAGGTCGGCGGCGTGAATGGGGCGGTGACGTGCACGCCGTTGATCTGTAATCCGCCCGCATGCCCGGATGCAATCGCGCCGTTGAAGGTAATAGTGACCAGAGCCGTCCCAGCAGGCGGATTCAGCATGAACCAGATCTGGCAGCCCAGGAAAGTCGGGTTGGCATTCGAGGTCGCGCAATTGCCGACAGGGGTCAGCGCCTGGCCGCCATACGTCACGCCGGTGGGCAGGAATTGGGTCGTGACGGTTTTGAACGTGACGAACACGGCCAAGCACCGCTGCGGGCCAAAGCCTGTGCAGGTGTGATTCCAGCTGATCACCGACACGTTGGACTTGACGCCGCTGGAGGATTTGTTCGCCAGATCAAAGAGGATGTTGCCTTGGAACGTGAGTTCGGTGCGCAAGGCCCCGGTGCCAAGGATCCGCCCGCCGCCAAGGTCAAACTTGAGCCCGAGCAACCCTTTGGCCACGCTGATGTTGAGGCTGGGCGCTGCGCTCCACGGTGCTTTCAACAGTGCCGGGAGACTTCTGGCGGTGCTCCGCACCGGGGCTGGCGTCACGGCCAATCGGACATTCAGCCCAGCTGTTGCCAAAGCCACGTCTCGACTGGGCGCAGCCACGTGCCTGGTCGTGACGACACTGGGCAGGACCCTTCCAATGGACCGGCTCTGGGCTTGTAGGGCAATGGAGCCTGAGCCAAACGTCATCGGTGCTGTGAGCCGAGCTGTCTCCAGGGTGCGTCCGCTGAGAGGCAGCTTGCTGTTTAATGAAGCAGTCAGGCGTCCAGCGACCCGCGCAGGCGTTGGGAGCCCATTCAACTTACTAGTGAGGAGTGCTCCAGGCTGGCGCCCTGAGGCAGTGCTCAGGCTCCCGCCCAAATCCTGGGTGCCGAATATCGTGAGAGCTGCGGTGGCCCGTCCCTCCGCCCGACTGGGCGTGGCATAACTGACCACATCAAGACTGGACGCATCCGCCCGCCCGGTGGCCCGCGCTGGAGCAGGCACCATCGTTGCTGGTGGCGCAGGAAACGTGAGGGCAGATCCTGGCGCGGATCCGGTCGACCGGCTCACGCCGCTCAAGGGCAAGAATGAGGCCAGGACCGCGCAGCTGAGGAGGCCCACCGCCCGCATGGGGCTGGCATAGTTGACCATGTCCAAACTGAGCGACACGCCCCGGCGCCCGCCCGGTTTGCTCGCCCCGCTCATCAAGGCTTTGGGCTGAAAATCGGCGGTGGCAATCCTGGTCCCGGTGCCCGCTGCGGATCCGGTGCGGAAGTGGACGTCAGACGTGGTGTTGCTGCCCGCTCCCACCCGGCCCCAGGCCACTTGGATGAAGAGATATTCGTTGTTGAGGACGAATGCGCCGGGGTTGAACGTCACCGTCACGGCCACGTCCGTGGACGTATTGATGGCGCCAGAGGTGGCGCTGGACTGAATGGCGCTGGTGATCTGCGTGGCCCCGCTGCCGTTCGCGTTCGGCCCCTTGAACAGGCGGACATGCAGCACGCCGGTCCCGCCCGCATTGGTCACGGACCGCATGGCGCCCGTCACTACCCAATTGGCGCTGGCAAAACTTCCGTTGTAGGTGTTCTGCGACCGCCAGCAATCGAACAGTGAGGTGTCTAGGGTGCCGTTGGGGTAGGTCGTGGCATCGAAAGTAGAGGCAGCCCGCTCCGCCGTGGCTCCAACCCCGGAGGCCCACTTGGAGCGGTTCGTGGTTCCGGTCGAAACAATCCAGCCTGCCGTGGTGGCCGCGGTGACGACAGACTCCGTGAGTTGCTGCCAATTGTCGATCCGGGCATCATTGAGGTAGAGGTTGATTGCGGCCACATCTAACTCTGTTTCATTCAGGGACCGCCGTGTGACGGCCCCTGAATCAGGATGGTTAGATCTGCACTAGCAAGGCGTTGATCGCAAACTCCGGGGTGGCGTTCGTGGCCACGGTCACGACTTTGTAGGGCGCAAACAGGGCTGCCCCTCCCACCGTGATATTCACCGCCGCTCCTCCTGAGGACGTCGACAGCGTGAACACGTCCGCCGTCAGGCCGGTGGCCCGGACGAAGTAGGCGGTGTTCTCTGAGAGGCCAGTGGGCATGATCGCCCCTGGCGCCGCCATGACATACACCCGCTGATCTGCGACCAGGCCGTGCGCATAGCTGTCAATCGTGTCATCGACGTTGCCCACTCCAAACAGCGGCACGTCTGTGTCCAACAATCCGATGGCATGAAGCACGCCTGCCGTGGCTGCGGAGAACACGCCAAAGCCGATTTGATCTTCATTGGCGCCGGTGTTCTGCGGAAAGGTCACCGCCGCGGTGTTCTTGACCTGGCGCCCGCCAGCTGGGCTGGTGGCTTCCGCTGCAGATTTGGTCCACGCGGGCCGTGTGCCATAGCCGGTGTAGGCGGCTTCTGTGATGGTCCCTGCCCGCCAGTCGGTGATGCCTTTGATGAGCCCAATGAATCCGCCCAGCTGACCCAGGCAGGTGTCTCGAAAGGACGTAGTGAACATGATGGCTCCTCCTCGTTATGTTCTTGCGTTAGGGTGCGGCTCGAATAATCACCTTGCTGAAGGTGTCAGGCGGCGCTGCGCCTCCTTCCAATTCCACTGAAAACGCCCAGAGGTTGCGCTGCTTGGCTTGGGGGGTATTGGTCGTCAGATTCGTGCTGATGTCGATGTCGGTGCGATAGGTGCTGCCGCCGGTCATCGCCATCGCCGTGAGCCACATTTCCGGCACGTCATAATTATTGCCTGAGGCATTCTCTTTGTAGGCGTACAACCCGGTGGTTTGGCCTGGCGGTTGATCCGCCTCCGATTGCCCGACCACATAGCTTTGGGTCCGCCAGATGAATCGCGGGCCATAATGCGCCGCATCATTGATGAAACTCCCGCCCATGATCATCGTCGTGTTCTGCGCGGGCGTGATGTCCATAGTGCCAATTTGCGTTCCATAGTTGGGCGGTTGCGCGGCAATGTTGATCGCCCCGTCCACGTAGGCCACTGCGGACCATTTGAACCGGTTCAGCCGCAGGGCAAAGACGGCACTGTGCTTCCGGGTATAGGTCGTGTTGGCATCCTGCGAGGATTGCTCGGTGAAGGTGTTGCTGGCCGCTCCCAGATTAAACGCCCGACACAGGCAATGCGCTTGATTCAGGCTGACGTTCGCGCAATTCAGGATGGAGGACCCTGGGGTGCTGGAGGAGGCTTCCCCTGAGCGGAGCAACCGGGACTGGCCATAATTCGTCTGATTGGTTTGCAGGATCTGCGCATAGCTGAACACCAACCAATTGTCCCCCGCCGTGGCCGGAGTGATGGTGATGGTCGCGCCATTGAGCGGCGTGGTCGAGAGGCTGCTATCGGTGCCGACTTCGTTGAATTTGTAATCCGTTCCATCAACAAAATCATCCGACAGTTTCAGCACCAGGGCGCCCAGGAAGTCCACCTTGCTGGTGATGCCGCCGGCGTTGTTGTATTGCAGCTTTATATCTTCACCACCCACCGCCGTCCATTGGGTGAACCATTTATAGGTGCCCCAGACGTCCGCCACGCCAGGCTGAAAGTCCTGCAACGACTCATCAAAGACGGTGGAGCCGTGGAGTGCGCGGAGGGTCATGAGCCCGCTCGCTGTCCCAAACCGCGCCGTGATGTGGATCCAATAGGTTTTGCCCGCGGTCAAGCCGCTGATCGTGCTGCCCGGCACATCGGTGAAGCTGGTGTTGTTCGCATTGACCGGTAAGTCATTGCGCTCATTGAACACATAGGTGGCGGCAGGCATCTAAGTCTCCCTCAGTGGATCAATCACGTTGGCACCCAGGCTGCTGCGCATCGCGTCCCCGGAGGAGGTGCCATCGAATGGAAAGAGACACAGCCAATCGGTCCCGTCCTCCAGGGCTTCCAGTTCATGCTCATGGTCTTTGTCGACCAGAATAAAATT